GAGTCTTCTTGAGCAAGGAAAGATGTGAAGTTATCAACGAAGAATCCAGACTTAAATCTATTAAGTCCGTTTGCATCAGGGACAAAGAGATTTGCAGTGTTTGTTTCAAGCAGTGAGAGAGATGTGAAGAACTCTAAGTTCTTGATTCTGTTTTCAAGTTGCTTGATATCAACCATTCTGTAACGCTTGTGCTCCAAGAATTTCTTAGAAGCATCAGTTACATTATAGAGGAAAGGAGGTAAAGTGATTGTGGCAATCTCTAACGCATCATCTACGGATGTGGGCCTTTCAGGATTTTCTGCAGGAGTTCCATACTTGACTTGGAAAACACCATCTTTTGTCAGGTAAACTCTATCAATTCTTCCAAGATAGAAGGAGAAGTCTGTAAGAATCCCTTCATTTGAAGCGAGAATATTTGGTGCGGAGTTTCCAGTTACATTAAATGATCTACCATTAAACTCTAATGGAGATCTATCACCTTCCGATACTGTTGCAATATCAGAAACCTTAGGACGAATATCAATGATGTCAGAATTTCTGATGAAATTGACACTTTCAATTTCTGTGCCATAATCAAAATTATTATACGAATTTACAGTGGTGATGTCTCCGTCATCTGTAGAATCAAAATACCCATTTGAAAAATATACAATAACCTTTCTCTGAGGTGCTTCTTCACCACTTTTTCTATTCAGTACACCATAATTAAAGAACTCACCATTTTGTCCGTTAGAGGAAGTATATTTAAATGAAATGTCTTTACTAGGAACATCTAAAGTTGTTAAAGATCCTCTTACTTCAGATTCTTCAAATACAACAATCTCACCTTCTTTGAAACTAATTTGATTTTTAGGAAGGAATGCAATCTTAGCATCTGTTTGTTTTACAGCAACAATAGCATGAGCACCTGAGGTTTCACCAACTATGGATTCCCCAATCACAAGATCAGAAGTTTTTGCTGTTGTCCCTGTAAGATTGGACAGGATCATTGTGGGAGAGGAGGGATCCGTGTTGTCTACAGATGGATCGGTTGCTAATTCATAGATTCCATGAACTTCAATCAAGTCTGCAGTATTCAGTGAAATGTGTTCGTCTTGAACTCTTGTTCCGAAAGGATAGTTACCAAAAGTCAGTCCATCATTAAGAGTTGTAGAACCAATTCCAGACGCACTCTTTACAGACTTATCAATAAGAACAGTATTGACTCTATTTTTTAATTTATTTTTTGCCTTAGGTTTAATCTTAGAAATAGTTGTAACAAGAGTTGCATCATCATCAGCACCAAGATTAAAAATCTCTAATTGATTAGAACCAGAGTTCAATTGAACTTTATCTGAGGTGAGTTCTTCAGTGGTGCCATCACTTCTGATAAGAGTATACCTTTCGGGGGTAAATGGCAAAAATGTTTCATTCGATTCAGTGGTAACAGCAGCAGATAACTTATTATCAGTAATGTTCACCTGCTGAGTTTTTCTGATCGTGAGCGTGGCATCAGTTAAGTCTACATTTGAGACGTTACTCTTGGGTAATTCAGTAAAGAGGGTGCCATCATCATCCACACCAAGATTACCAGCAATAACCTTAACATCATTAAGAGTGGTTGCTGATGTCGGAAGAGCACCATTAGCAACACCTTCAACTGTTGATACACCAACAATTGTAACTGTTGATGTTGTAATACCAGTAACAGATCCAAAAGTTGGATCCTGAGATAGATTACCGGTGAAAGAAATGATGTTTCCTAACTTGATTTGTCCGGGAAAAAGGGGATTGGTAGATCTAAGTGTCGATGTGTTAGCGGCGGTAGCAGTGATAGATGCAATTCCGATGTTAAAATTAGGAGAGAGAACTACATCAGCGGAGAAAGTTCTCGCTGCTCCAACTTCAGCACCATTTGCGCTACCAAAAACTGATAATACATCACCTATACCATAAGAAGTGATCGCTGTTGCTACCCTTGGATTTTCAACTCCATCAATAATGAAGTTTTCATTTGTAATAAACTTACCAGAGGTTTCATATAATACAAGAGATTTTGTATCAGTCGCTGCTTCTTTTAAAAATCCAGTTGCACCACTATTTTTACCTTTGATGAAAGTGGGTACTGATAATGTAATAGTTTCGTTTAATGTAAATTCAGTGGTGGTTTGAACATCAAAAAGTGATATTCCCCATTCATTGACGTTAGAATTGGAGGCATTATAAGTTCCCGAGTCTAATCTAAAGTCATAAACTCTTGCCAATCCAATTTCTTTACCAGAGATACCAGTTGCACTATTAGCAACTCTGGCATCTCTGAGACTTAATACATAAGTATTACCAATACCTATGGTTGGAGAACCGTGAACCCTATTAAGTTTGAGTGTCTCACCTGTCTTATAGTTGATCTGCTGTTGTTTAAGAGTTTTTGTTGTTCTCGGTTTTGGAACATCAAGGAATGTAGGTGCAGTTGTCTTGATATCATATCCTTTTACAAATGCTCTACCGGGGGAAATCTGATAGATTGCCAAATCGTCAGATGGTGTGGATCCAGAATATGTTGTTTGATCTGCGTTAAATAATCCTCTATTTCCTTCTCGATCATTTAAAGACTCTTTTACATTAAGTCCAAAAGACTTAACATAATAGTCACCAGACTCAGCATATGTTCTCCTCGCTAATTCGTCAGTGATAAAAGAATAATCGCTGGTGTTTCTCTCACGCAATACGCCATTAACTACAGTTCCAATCTCAACAAAATTACTATCATCGTAATCTGTTAAATCTTTTTTAAATAATGATGCTGTAATTTTAAGTCTATCTGCACCAGGTGCTCCGAAATTGTTAAAACCGGCGGAGTTGTCTGTTAAGGAAGGATCAAGATCAGGGTTAATAATAGTTTCTTCAATTAACAATCCAATTCTGTAACTTGGAGTGTTACTATATTGATCTAAAATTAAAGTTTGATCGGATACATTTAGAAAAGTTCCTTTTCCAAAGTATACACCATTACTAATAAAATATGCAGATCCAGTCGCTATAGCATCATTACTTACAGTGGATGCAAAAGGAACACCTTCAGCAATTAGTGTATTCGCAGTAGAAATGGTGACATTTGAACTTAAAAGTTCACCAGATCTAAAAACACTCTCCTGATTATTTGTTCCTGAACCAGAATAATTAACATATAATGTGACTTGATCTCTAGTAGAATCAGAACTAAGAATATAATTATCAACAGTAGCATTTACACCAGATTGTTGTCCAGTGATTTGGGATCCCACTAATTGATCAACATAATCAGAAAGAGGAACTCCAAGATATGTGTTTTCTAGAACAACACATGCATAGTTAGTTGAATATGTTGTATTTCCGGGAATTACTTTTGCACCTTCTTTAAAAAAGTGCTGTCCAAACTTTTCAACCTGATTCTGCAGGATTGATTGAAGAGATGTTAATTCTCTTGCTTGTACTGGATAACCGGGTTTAAATAAAACCTTATAATAATCCTTCTGAGGATCAAAGTCGTCAAAATATGGAGCGACGTTAAGATTGGTTTCCTGTGACATAATTCCTTAGAACTGCAAGATAATTTTGATATCTTCTTTTTGACTAGACGATCTTGTAATCGAGGGCCTATTATCTACGTAAATGATATTACCCGTATATTTTTCAACTTCAGGTTGAGCAGCACCCTCATTAAAGGACTGCCCTAGGTAATAAGTACGACTATTTATTTCGGTTGATACACCTGTAAATGAAGTTTGAATAGCAAGAGTTGCAGATCCACCAATAATATCAAACGATCCACCAGAAGCAATATTTGGTGTAAACCTGTTCATTCTGAATCCATATTCAGGACTCGTATTCTTGGTTCCGTCCGTGTTAAATCCCGCAGTGGATCTATCTTGCCAGTATTTTAGAACTCCAGTTACTTGATCATAGGACACAACTCTACCAACAGCAGTTGAACCGAGTCCAACGGTTTGAGTTATAAAAGCATCTGCCGTAAATGTTGCAGAACTATAACCAGCACCCGTTAGCTTTAACGCATAAGTAGCAGCAGCTTTATCAAGTCCTAAATTTGTTGTGGTGTTATAAGCTTTAGGATTTTGAACTAACCCTACTCTAGCGATTTCATTACCAGTGATAAAATCTGGGTTCTCGGTATCATTTTCAATTCTAGAATATATAAGGGCATTTCTTGCACCGAGTTCTCGATAAATATCTGCTCCGTGTCCACCCTGTGGCGGTATCATTACATCGAAGATGGGTGCTGTAGTTCCGCCTGGAACATTACCCGCAACTAAATCTACAGTTCCAAATGTATAACCTGATCCGCCTTTGGATATTGTTACGGATTCTACTTTGGAATTGTTGTTAATTGAAACAGTACACTCAGCACCATTTCCATCACCTTTAATAGGAACTTGTGTGTAAGTTCTATTGGCAGTTCCTAATCCAACACCTCTATTAGTGACTGTGACAATTTTCAATTGTCCACTTGTGCTAGCGTTATTTCTTACTGCTGAAATATTGGCATTAGTTGTAGTAGTCCAGTCTTTAGGGACTGGCATAAAATCAGTCGAATCAAATTTTACAATATCACCAGGTTTGATTGTATAAAGATATTTCCAGATATATCCGTCACCACTAGTTCCTGCCTCTTTAGGTTCTAAATCTGTGAAAGTAGGTTCATCAAGAGATGCTCTTCCACTTGGATTCTCAGGGTTAGATCCATTTTGAAGACAAATGTAAACTCTGAAATCAGAGTTCATCACATAATAATTTGCTTCATATAAACTAACAACGTTAGAAGGTTTTGATGGATTTTCTGCTTTAATATCATTACGGTACATATCATAAGTTGTACCAGAGCGCCAAGTAATTTTTCTAACTACTTGCTGTACGTCATCAGCATCAATTTTTTTGAGGGCAATCATTGTGTCCCAATAATTGTTCTCCTCATTAAAATTGTCTCTGGGATCTGGAGGACTACTATCCCAACTTGCATCAACATCAGTTGGATTAGGTAATCCAACAAACGAATAGAAAGAATTGCTAGTGGAAGCAACACTAGCAACAAAATCCTTTGCGTTTAATATACGAAGTT